CAGGAACGCTCCTAACCACGAATGGTGGACCCTCTCATACATGTAGCTTCGCAAATTTTGCTGGCACCACATGTGCTGATAGGGCTCACTCGCGATCAAGCGAGGCTTGGTCAGGGTCTTCAAAACGGCGATAAGACGGGACTGGAGAACAGGAAAATCCTTCTCTCCAACTTCATCTTGGGCTTCGTCAACCCACGCACCGTAGTTGTGAAAACAACAGTCAGCGAATGGGAACGCGGTCTCCAGTGTGGATGGCCAAAACTTGAACCGATATCGGTTTTCGTCTCGCCGCACATTAGAGACAGCACCTGGTCCGTGCTTGAAATCCCAATCCAAAGGGTCATAATGACCCAATGAAGTAGAAATTACCCCGGCTATCCTGTCGAGGTAATTGAGGATGCTAGTCTCTTGGCCTGGAAAGGCCGAGCTCACCCGAGACAGTAACTCCACATCGGCTGCAAAGCCGGCATGGTCGCTCGAGTCGCCCCGGTATTCCGGGGTAGCCCAGTGATTAGGTGGACTAGGTAGACTAGAGTCAACCTGGACGAACTCATCGATTTCTCGCGAGGTCGCTTCAGGTGGACAGGACACAGGAGCCTTCTTCGCGCATAGCAAAAGCTGGCGCAAAAAGAAGACAGCCTGAATGTCCGCATCTTCTTTCAAGTCTCCGTTCGAGTCGAAAATCAGTAAGTAGAGTCCCCGAAAAAGTTTCGGGATCACTACACCACGACTCACCTGCCTAGAAATAGGTAAGTGAGATGGTTTGTACTGACGCTCAGACAGGCACCTATCAAGATGCTTGCCCAGAGCAGGGAGATCTACCATGAAAAACGGTAGACCTCTACTTTTCGACAGGTGGACGAGGCGGGCTAGATCCTTACTAAACTCCGCCCCGAGTGCGGGGTACGCATATGCTGCATCTTTCAGCAGCTCAGCGTAAAGACATTCCAAATCAGCTACGTACCTTTTCATCTCTGGCCTTTCGGCGTGGAGAATGTACGGAGGGCGTAGCAACTGCTCGACCCAGGAACGGGGGCTTACGCCCCCGCCCCTGAATTCGACCGAGTAGGAGGGTGAGAAGCCGTTACTAAGGGCTAACTCTCCCATCCGAGGAGAGAAGCGATTGCCGCGTCAGAGCTGGCAATAAGCCAGTCAGCCAACGCGTCAGTCAGCTTCACGTCGACATCGCTCTTCGATTGCTCGAGAACGATGTACACTTTCCTGGACACCTCCGCCGCCGATTCGGTAGCGAAGATAGTCTGGGAGAATTCGACGTTGTGCCGGTCCTTGCCGGCCTTGGTCTCCGTGTGGCGAATAATCGCCTTCACCTCGTGGATCGAATTGCGGAAACGGTACTCCGAAGAGTACCCATCCTGGTTGATCTTCGTAAGCACGATGTTTCCATCGGCATGCGGGATCGTGAGTGTGTTGCTAAACGCCATGCTAACTCCTACTGAGAAAAGGGTAATGCCGTCAGGGTTGACGGCACGGGTATACTCGTTACCTTAAGGTTGCTACTAGTGACCCTAAGATCCCGAGCTGACCGCCTGTGAAGGCGGGGATAGAGGGGGAACCAACGTTCTCAACGGACACCTGCAGAGGTATCCGTTCCTTGACGCCCCGGTAACGGTAAGCGTCAGTTGCTTCCAACTGGGCAGGGATACTGGTAGGATGCCAGTACGTATCCACCCAAGTTGTCCGCATGTAGCACATACCATCCAGCTTAAGGAGGAGGTCAAGACCTCCCAGCAGGCCAAGAAGGCGCTGCATGTTGGCGAACCAATCCGTAAGCCAGCTCCAAGGAAGGAGCTCCCACCAGGCGACAGCAAGACCCGAAGGCGACAAGCCTACGGCTCGCTGCCAGGCCTTCTCGACCATATCTGGAATCGAGAGGCTGGAGTAGTACCCTGGAATCAGGGGTTTCCACCTGGTCGTCACCCAGGAGCGTGCAACGTAAACGCGCACGCGCCTATGTCGAGTGACGATCCCCGCAGAGTGAGTGAGAATATTATTCTCCTCAATCTGCAGGCGTTGTGGGGGAAGACGAAGAGAACGTTTCAAGCGCCCACGACGTGCGAGTTCAAGTAGGTCCTTGAACGACTTGAGAAAGCCGTCCAAGAGCCCTAGCATTGCTCCCACGTCAGCTACAGTGGGTGATGCACCGAAGCGGTACCACAAGTTTGCGGCTCCGCCTGTATGCGCTGCCTCTTTAGCAAGGCGGGCGGCTTTCGCCGCCTTTCCGGCATTCTTGCCGAAACGCATACGGCCCCAATCCCGAATAAGGTTGGGGATTCCGGTGATCAGATCGGGGATATCGCGTGACTCGCCTATGGCTAACGGTAAATTTGCCGTCGGCTGCAAAGGCATCATGCGACCCACCCATAGCGGTGCCATAACATTGAAGTCAGGCAGCGCGAAGGCGGTGCGGGGGTCGGGACTCTGATAAAGAGCCCCGATACCATCAGGAACCATGTTGGTTACCTGATGCGTCCTACCCAATGGGTTAGTGACGTACCCGTTCACAGCCCCACCGACGAGCCGTTGGCGGTCAACCAAAAAGGCATTGTCCTTCTGGTATTCGCCCACGGTGTCCTCGGAATGGGACCATGATCCTGCGAAGCACGTGTTGGAATACACGTAACCGGACGAAAGCTTCTTGATCGTTCCGATCCAGAAGTCACGTCCATCAGAATTTCTGACTCTCGCAGGCATCCCCAATCTCCTAAGTTGAACCCCTCTCGGAGTGTCCTATAAAAAGGATCAGGCTTTCGCCTGGAGGGACGACACTTGTCGTCCC